CAAGCAGTCCAACAGCTTCGGTTGGTACATATTTTGGAAATTTTTCAACTCCAATTTCAAAATCAAAATTACATTTATTAGCAACTTCAAGTGTATTTTCAAGACAGAGATTTATAAAATCTGGCCTATAATCAAATCCAAATTTATAATTAAAATTAAAAATATCTTCACTACTGGCATAATATAAACTTCTTGTATCCAATTTAAATGAATGACCAAGTTGTTGTTTTCTGTTAATTGCTATCAATGTATCTTGTAATTCAGCATCCCCTGGAAAAGCGTAGTGAACATCTGATGTAATAATAATTTTTACATTGTATTTAGCAGCCATTTCAATAATAAAGCTGTTATATCCCTTTTGTATTCCTAATTCATTAAATTGAATCTCTGCATAAAAATCTTCTTCGAATTCATCTTTTAATTTTTTAAAATATTTTTCAGCTTTATCTGCCTCTTTATTTAAGAGAAATTTTCCAATCATACTGCCAATACAGGATGTTGTTATAATCAAACCCTCTTTGTGTTCAAACAACCACTCAGGACTTATCCTACCTCTTCTATAGAAACCCTGTGTAAAAGACATGTAGGCAAGTTTATTGGCATTTATAAACCCTTGTTTGTTTTTTATAAGAATAATTTGGTGAGAATTCCCGCCTTCATATACATTCTCTTCAAATTCTCCCAAACTTGTGTTAACATAAGCTTCAAATCCAATAATAGGTTTTATCCCAGCTTTTTTACATTTTCTATAGAATTCAAATGTACCAGAAAGAGTTCCATGGTCAGTTATTGCAATAGCAGGATGATTAAATTTTTTTGCAAGTTTAATATAATTATCAATACTTCCACAACCATCTAATATACTGTGAAAAGTATGCAAATGTAAGTGGACAAATGATTTATATAACCCTCCTGTGGTATTTGTTCTACCAGGTCTAATATCAACTATTTTATTTGTATCTATCTGAGCATCATTACCTCTCAAATCAAGGTCATCAACATTAAATTTACTCATATAATTTTCAATAATGGCAAATGTAAGAAAAAATTGCCAAATTTCATAAAAAAAGCCAGATTTTATTCTGGCTTAACTATAATCACTTTGATAATCTTGTCTTTGTCGAATAATGTTCTTCTTTATTTTTTCTCCCAAACTTCCAATTTCTCTTGATTTTTTTCTTATTAAAACTCCCCACTTTTTAGATGTTGGTCTTTTAAAAAAAAATTCTATATCGGATTCCAACTCAAAAATTAAAGATTTACAAACTTCCCAATCTTCTTTTATTTTATAATAATCCATTATTCTTTATTTTCATCACTTTTATTAAAGTCTATTTTATCTAACTCATCAAATATTTCTTTTGTTTTTTGATTGTTCATCTCATTTTTCTCAAATAAAATTTCTGAATTTTCGAATTGTTCTTCTTTTTGTTCAACTATAATGGAACTTTCATCTTTTAATGTTACACCATTAATTGTTTTATCAAGAGATTCAAGCAATTTTTTAGTTTTAATGTTCATCGATTTATTTTTCTTAATTAAAACATTATCTTCCTTTTCTGCTTTTTCCTTCATAAGCCTTAAAACTTCTTCGTCTGGACCTAAAAGTTCATTAATAAAATTATTCATCCTTTTATCAGACTTCTTCATAATTTTTATAGCTTTACCTTCAGCTAATGGTTTTTCTTCTTCGCCAGCCGTTGGTTCAGTTCCTGGTTCAGCACCTGGCTCAGCACCTGGCTCAGCACCTGGTTCAGCTCCGCCTGCTGGAGGGGCACCTGCGTTCATATCTATTCCACCACCAAGACCACCTAGAGAACTACCTCCACCGCCGCCCATGCCACCAGCTGCTTCTTCTCCGCCTCCAGCCCCTGCGCCACCACCTGCCGCCAAAGCTGCTGCTGCTTCTGGGTCTTCATATCTATCATCCAATTCATCAAATAAACCAATTTTCTTATATGTTTCAACAGCACTTTCAATTTCTGCAAATATTTTCTTTTCGATTTTTTTCTGTTTTAACATAAGTTTAATATCAGATTTAGAAAATCCTAATACATTTTCCATTGCCCAAGTATATGATGCTGGGGCTGTAGCTTCAGTATTAAAAAACTCTTTAAAAACCTCTAATCTTGCTTTCATTGTTTCCAACTTCAACAATTCTTGTTGTGTTGAAGGATTGGTTAATGTAAGGTGGAAATTATCTAAATCATCTTCAAATCCCAAAAAATACAAATGAACATTTGCAATTCTTCTAAGTTCTAATAAAATAGCTTCTTGAATTGAATTAATAGTTCTTGAAAATCTGATGTCTGCTTGAGAAAGAGTACTTCCTCCTGGCATTGATTCAGCATAATTTAAATATGGTTTCGGAACTTGAAGTGCCGCAAATAATTTATTTTGTAAATATTCAATATCTTGAATATCTCCTAAATTTGCTGCTCCTGGTAATGTTTCTATTTTTGATGACTTATCACCTCTAACTGGTATCCAATAATCCTCCGTTACATTTTCTGGGTCATATTTATGAGTCATATTTCCAGTTCTAACATCAACAATAGGTTGTTTTCTAATTTGATTTTGAACTTTTCCCATATAAGTTTTTACATCAGCATCAGGTAAATTACCAACTTCAATGTAAAAAATTCTTCTTTCTGGAGCTCTTGTAATACGATAAACCAACATTGCATCTTCAGCAAGTTGCAATTGTTTCCAAAGCTTTCTGCTTGAATCCAGCAATGAACGACCATAAGGTAGTTTTCTACTATCTTCCAGTAATCTAAAGTGAGCAATCTGCCATTCTTCAAAATAATCCCCCGTAGTCTCCCATCTAAATCTTACTGAACTTGTTCTTCCATCATAACCTTCTTCTCTATGAACTTCTTCCATTGGAAGAGTAACGAAATCATAAATTCCAACTTCACGGTCAACTTGTAACATTACAAAATAATCACCATATTTAACCAAATCTCTAATCCAAAGCCTTAAATTAAAATCAACGTTTAAAACATTTTTAAACACATCATTTAAAACTTGTTTAACTCTTTTATTTTCAGAATAAACTTCAAGAATATTTCCCTTTTCACTTCTTGTTAAACATTCATCACGAATTATATTAAGTGCAGCTGCTACTTCTGGGGTTCCATCCATAGCTCTAAAATCTTGATATGCACTTATTCTATCAGTATCAAAATAAACTGTTCTAGTGTATAAATCATGAGAAATTTTATGTACTTGCCAATCCAAATATTGTTGTTGCATTTGTTCGACACCACCTCTTGGGTCAAGAGTTGGCATTGATTGAGTTACACCTAAACCTGGAGCATTCGGATTTAAAGTATCTTTTTTTCTTCTATTATTACTAAGTGCATCTAAAACACCTGCAAATATACTTATGTTTTTTTTACTATTTTCTGCCATTATTTTGTTTTTTATAAATATAATTATTTTAAATTTAAAGTCAAGTCTTTTTTCGATTTGGAGTTAAGAGCCAATCTTTATCGTCATTATAATTTGTTGTTTCTCCATTACTGTTTGAGAAATCATTAAAGAAAATACCACCCGCATCTGGGGGAACATCTGAAACTTTTTGTGATGATAGATTTGTAGAAAAACCCTTTCCTTCAATACTTTTACTCACATATCCTATTGCATCAAGCATTCCTTTATACATTTCTTTAGTAGCTGATGCAGTTTGATATTCAGTATCTCTTATAAAAAGACCAATTGCCAAAGCAAATATTAAGTCATCATTTTTTCCCTTTTCAGCTTCTGGTCTTTCTTTGTTCTGAATAAATGTTTTAAATTCATTCATCAACCTCTTAGAATATATTTTTAAACTACCATCTCTTAAATGAGTTCTAAGATTATCTATAACAAGGGGTCTAGTTCTCTTTGTTGTTTGAAATCCTGGAATGTCTTCATTTTCTGAAACTTTATAATTATAAGGCCTTACATAAATTTCATGAATATTTTTTGAGCTATACATTCTTGGATAATTCATCTTTCTACTTAAATCCATAGTGGTAGCCAAGCCATGATTATTACACTCAATAACTAAATATGCCTCTCCATAATCCTTTCCAACATTATAAATAAGATTAGCAAAAAGGTCTGGAGCAATTTTATCACGATATTCAGCTACAACTTCTAATGTATCAATGTCTATTATCTGAAGTGTTGAGTAATCGCTTCCATTTCCCAGCGCAACGTCTCCTCCTATAATATACTTATGACCTTCTACATAAGGTTTAAATATATAAAAAGTAGTTTCATAATTTACAAATCTTTGTC